CGCTACTTGTGACTTGGTGAGTTTCACAGATCGGCGTCCATTTTGCTTCCTAGACACACCTGCAACGTTCTGAACGGGACGTCTTGGTTCTTCTTGTGTCTCAGTATCAGCAAACTTATGAGGGAAATAATCCCTAATACGTTTGTTAATTTCATTATAGTAGGCATCGCTCTCAGCGTCAAACCCTTCCCCCATAAGTTCGTCATGTAAACCCATAGCGGCAGAAGTCATCACTTTATCAGATCCAAACCATTCATTCTCAGAAGCCCACTCTTGAGCTCTAGGACTAACCTTTTGAGGTTTTTGTGGTTGGTTCTCTTCCTGTGGTTTTTCCGCTTGTTCTTTAGCTGCTTTAGCTCTTTCTTCTCTTTCAGACTGAGAAATTTTCACTTTTTCTTTCTCTACTGCAAGTCTTGTAAGAGCTTCATTTGCCTCCATGATTTTTTCAGCATCTTGAGCATCAATAGCTTCTTTAAGCATTGTCTTAACTTTAGCTTTCTCAGCTTCAATTCTGCCGTCATATTCTTTGATGTAATTTTCATCAACCGTATTATATTTCTGCTCAATATCTTCATATTTCTTTTTCAGACCTTGCGCATAATCCATTGCAGCTTGTTCTCTTCTTTCTGCTTCACGGTATTTGAAAGTTAAATCTTTAATTCTTTTTTGAACTTTATCAGAATAACCTTCCAAATCATCAGAAGTTTTTTTCTGAGGTTGTTCTTCAGTAACCTCATCTTCTTCTTTTGCTTTTGCTTTTTCAGTTTTTTGTTTTGTTAGTTCTGATATGTCTGTGTAACCAAGATCAACATCTTCTTTTTTAATTTCAGATGGATGACTGCTCTCGGCTTTTTCTTCAAATGAAACGTTTGTCTCTTGAGCATCATCAGTGTCAAGTTCGACTTCGTTTTTTATTGCTTCTTCTGCCATTGCACCTCCTAATAGTTATGGATAATGTTTTGCGGATCAGTTACTGTTCCAATGATTTCATCATCATTAAGAATTCTTACTTCTCCGAGTTCTGTTTTAAATCTGGATCCTGCATATCTGCCGAATACCACCCATTGACCTTCCTTGCACCATGGGCCAGTAGGAAATTTTTCTTTGTCTTGATAACAAAGATCACCCATTTTAAGAACAAGTGCACAAACCGTTGTTAGTGCAATTCTTTCATGGGACTCATCAGCCATAATAATTCCACCTTTGGTTTTTTTCGCAGGTGTAAATGGTCTAACAAGAATTCTCCAACCTGTTGGTTCTGGAATTTTGTCAATGATTTCGTCTATTGATTTTGGGTCGGTAGGGATCTTAACATCTTCATCTTGTAGAGTTTTGCTAAGAATCTTAGACCCATCTGGTTTAACCAGGGTCGTTGTCATCTTCAATGTCCTCTTTTTTCAGCAAGTCTTTTATGACTTGAAGCAGCTCTTCTAACGAACTGAGTTGACCTCTAGAATATTGTAATTTTTCTATACTGTCAACGTTATAGACAATGTGATTCTTTTTCTCCTGTAGAAGTCTTTCGATCTCTCTTCTGATCGTTTGAATGGTATGGTGTTCTAACATTATATGTAGGGATAATATATAGACTTAATCTCACCTTTTGCAACTAGCTTTTTAAGATCTCCTTTAGACATCTTTTTATAAGCTTCAATCTTTTTATCTGTCTCTTTCTTCGATTTATCAAAGAGAAGACTTATCCATTTAATCATTATTTTTTTCTCATTATTTCGGTTCCCTTAATTCCGTACACAGCACCAACGACTGAAATGAATAAAATTTGGAACCACATGGGCATGTTCTTAAAGTATTCGAAGAAAAGATCAATCTTAATTTTTATGTCTGGATCGTCCGAAAAGACCGACCAAATAAGTAATAGCACGGGCGCCGAAACAAGCAAAAGTACGAATTCATCTTTCCACGATTGCTGTTGATCAGTTTTTATAAGGGTTTGATATTCAATCTCTCCTGCCGCCATCTTCTGTGCGTGCAGTTTTTGAGCATCGCTGATTAATCTCTTCGATTCTTGTCTGTTTTTGTATATGTGAGCCCCAGTCTTCACAGCCATACCCAGCAGGTTTAACCAAGCCATAAAATTTTTCTCTCCTTCTATTACACATATATGGTATCATTAGTTTTAATGCCTCGTAAGCCTTTTCACCTGTAATCTTCCATCGAAAAGCATTCTTCCATTTTGCATTACGTCTTTTTAAAAGCCAAAACCAGCCGCCAAAATATTCTTGAAATCTTGCGACCATATCAGCATCTGTTGTCTCAACTTTGACCATTAAAACTCTGCTGTTGCCTTTACCTGTACTCCAAACACCAAAACTTCCTTCTCCGTCAAAACATCCAGAAAGATATAAAAGTTTTTCTCTATCAGATAGAGCATCATAACCAGATGGTTCTAGTTTTTTAAAAGGATGATTGTCTTTTAAGCGGTGCATTGATACCCTGTGGTGATGGACCTCTTAATGGTGGTGGCCCAGAGGGTTTACCTCCACTAAGCCCTTTTCTTTTTTGATTTTTTCTTTTTGTCGACACCTTTAATAGTCCCCTTATTCTTAGATGCGTAGAAAACTTCTTCCGCTTTTTTCTTACCGTACTGCTTCTTCATTGAAGCCATAATCTTTTTACCTTTTTTAGTTAAAGGCATTATTTCTTCGTTTTCTTTTTGCAATCACATTCGTGGTCACACATACAAGGAACAATTCCTAGTATTCTACATGCGATTTCACATATTACGTTTTTAATTTTTTTTAACATTTGCTTTCTCCCTTGCTATGTCTAGTTTTTCTCTGGCTACTTCCATTCTTTCACCAGCAGCTTCTTTATTTTGCTCAAGTTGAGTTAATTTGAAAGCAAGATCTGCTTCCTGTCTCTCATCTTGTTTTGATTCTTTAAATCTTACTTCTTCAGCTTTTCTTTGAAGATCTAAAGCTCTTAAATCTATCTCTTGTTGTTTTAATCTTACTAACGGATCTTGTTGCGCACCTTGTTGCTGTGCTTCAGCTTGTGCAAGTTGAGTTGTTAGTTCAGCAGTTCTCTTAGCAACCATTTGATCGAAGATCGCTTCAAATTGTTGTGGCTGTTGCTCTGCCATTTGTTGCATTTGAGGGTCAGCTTGTATTTCTGCACCTACTTCTGCAGTTGCTTTGAGTGAAACGTGTTCAGAAATGTGTGATTGAAGTAATGCATACACTTGAGGATTGATTTGAACCATTCTTGTTTGCATAAATGCACTGTGAGCAGCAATATGCGCGTCATGATCTTGTTGTGCGAATGCGTTTAGTAGCTGCATTTTTAGTGATTCAGCATTTTCTTTAGCAGGATCCATTGGTTGAGGCGGTTGTGGTGGTGGTTTTAGGATTGATTCGATTTGTTTTGTTCCTAAAGCCTCATAAACTCTTCTGTAAGCCTCATGAAGGTTGTGCATTTGCGGATTTGAACTTGCTATTTGCAATTGTGTCTGTGCAAGTGTCACTTTTTGCGTCATTGAGTGAATATTTGGATCTGCAGTTGGTATAACATCGACTCTTCCGTCAAAATCTACTGATTTAATCAATCTTTCGCCGCCATAAACGTCATATGGGTACTCTTGAGGTAAAGATTCACCAAAAATTCTTGCTAAAATCTTAAATTCCATCCTTAAACCGTAGTAACAACGCTTGTGAATGGCACTCATCACTCTTGAACCACGTTCTAAGAGTGCAATTGTTGTTCCAACAGCTCTATTTTGCATATCATTACCTGTATCCATATTCGTAATCGCTGCAAATTTCTGTCCTGCTTGTACAACAAAGCCTAAAAGGTTGAATAAAGTTGTACTTGGTTCTTTAAATGGCAATAATTGAAACTGATCTTTAATATTTCCACCTGGTGCATCAACATCTCTGAACTCTCCGGGCTGAATTGGCTGGTCATCATCTCTAACTCTCATGCCTCGTGACTTAAATCCAGCAGGTAGATTTGATAATGTGCCTGCATCAAGTAGTTGTCTTAATGCTTCGGTAGCTGTTCTTGATAGACCACCGATCATATGTGTTAAACCAAAGCCATAAAATCCTAATCCAGGTAAAAATTTGTAATGTACAAAGTATTCGATTCTTCTGTATCTTGAATCATCTGCTCTATAGTTTCTATAAATCGATAATACCTGTCCAGTGTTCTCAACCACCGTGACAATGTAAGGAACTTTTACATTTCTTGCTTCTCTATCTGCATCGCCTAAATATTCTTCAAGGTCTAAATCAACATGCATCTCTAATACAGAGTAACCCATATCACTTCCTGCAGGTTTTAATCCTTCAAGTTTATCTATCGCTTGTTGAGTTCTTGTTTGAGTTTCTTGTTGTTCTTGTAATCTTACATCACGATACAAGCCAAGTTTCATTTTTTTATAAATTTCATTTTCTGTCATGTTCATGACATGAGTTATTCTTTCTGCATCGTTTAAATCTGATGCATAGTAAGGAACAACTAAATCTGTAGCAGGGATAAATTTAGATACTGCTCTTTCCAAAACTTCATCGTAATAAACTTTTTTGAATGTAGATCCTGATAAAGGAAGATAGAATAACATTTGATCCATGTCTGTTGTAAACTCTTCCATTTTTTCTGTGACCATGTAGTTCATGTATTCTTTAACACGATCTTTTTGATTTTCTCTTTCAGGAGTTACTACTCCAACAATCTGTGAATTGACAGGACCATCACTTGGTAATAATTCTTTGTAAGCTTGTGCTTGAAACTGAGTTACCGCTTCTGCTAATAGTGGATGTGTAACACCAGCAGCTCCTTTGAAAGGTCTGTTTCTTGTATTATATTTTACACCAAGTAGTTCTAAACTTTTTGCGTAAGTATCTTCCCAGTCTTTTCTAGACTCTCTGTCTTTTTTAAATTCTGTAATAAGATCACTTCCTATGCTTTCTAGAACTTCCTCACTTATTTCATCTGCTAAGTTCGCGGCAAAATTAGATTCTTCAGTAACCTCTTCTTCCATACCTTCTTCAACAACTTCAACGTTATCAGGTATACCTTCAGGTTCTTGCTCTACTCTAATTTCTTCTTCTGTGATCTCTTCGTTATTTTTCTCTATTACTGCCATTTGTTTATCCTACCTC